CAACTGATTGTAATTCAACTGAACTTCTATCTGTTAAGTTTGGATTATATTTAAAATTACAATCAATTTCTAAATTTGTAAAATTTGGGTCAACAATTTGTGGGGTAATAGAAACAACATTTTTACCTTTTAATATTGCACCAGTAATATCATTTTTTTCTGCAGTTGTTAATGCATTAGATAATAAAGGTTTAATTGATATGTAAACACGACCATAATCTGGTGGGTCATTATCCTCTCCACCCCATGTTGATATGGAATCAATATTGGTAAATTCTTTTTTAATAATGGCTGCATAATCCTCTGATGTTACAGCTCTGTTTTGTGTTGTAAATGTTAACGGTGCATTAAATCTAATTGATTCAAGTGTTTCCGCCTCTGAACCACCAGATGCATTAACTGCAGTTGTAACTGTAATATTAGAATAACCTCCAATATTATCCACCATTGAGAATGAATTAGCACCATTTGATTCTTTACCTTTGGTTGTAACATAATCAACTGTTACAATATTATTGTTTAAAGGTTTAAATCCGGTTACGCCATCTCCAAAATATACCTCATAATAACCAGAGGCATTTTCTTGTAAATAATAAATTTTACTTGAAGCATCCACATTTTTTAATGATTCGAATGCAGTGTAAATATCAAATGCAGATGATTGCTCATTTTCCTGAACACGAACTCTTAATGATGATGTATCAGCATTTAAATCTGTAAGTTGAAATTTCTGATTCTCTATATCATTATCAACTCTATATTTAAGTTCTCGGACATTACCCTCTAATAATACAACATTACTAAAAGTATATGTTAATCCTACTAAAGTTGCTTGTTGAGTTTCCAAAACAACATATTGGAACTCTTCGCCTTCTACTATTGTTTTTAATTTTGTTCCTCTAGCTAATTCAAGGACACTTGGTAAAGTTCCCACAACACTAGAAACATCAACCACTAAATTGACTTGTGCTCTTGGTGATAAAACAGACCTAGGAGTATATCCTAATAATTTTGCTCTGGTAACAACATTACCACGAATCTGTGCTGAATCAAGGAATGCCTCGTTTAATGAATAGTGTGCGTTTAAGGCATTATAGTGTGTATTATATGCAAGTACATCTAATAAAACACTTAACCCTGAACCCTCAAAATCATAATCATTAAACTCATTTTGTTGTTTTAAAAAATTTTTTAAATTTTGTTTAATTTGTTCAAAATCTAATTCTGTGACATTTAAATTACTAGCCATATTACTTTAACCTTCTTAATATGATTTCAACACTTTCGTTGGTATCAAATTCTTTTATTTTAAAATTAACCAAAATTCTATATGCATTCATTTCAGATTCATCATTAATAACGATTTCCCTTATTGCAACTCTTGGTTCATATTTTTCTATTACAGTCTCTATATTTTTTCTTAATGCGATTTGTGTAAATACATCTGCAGGCTCAAATAATAAACCTTTTAAATTTGCACCTTTATCAATTGCAAATGGTCGGTCATAAAAGTTACTAACCAATAAATTTCTTAATGCATTTTTTATCGCATTATCATCTTTTAAAGGTATAATATCCTTTCGTATTGGATGTATTTTAAGAGATAAATCTAAATCTCTATGTGGTTTCCTTTTAGAAACTACACGAGCCTTTGATGTATCGCCTGTGATACTCTTATCTGATTGTATTAATCCTGCCATATATCTATTTATAAACTATTTTATGAAGTTTTAAGTTTCTCTTTTCGTCTTTCTACAGACTGTGTCGCCGCAATACTAAAACTTTCAGCATTGGCAAGTGAATTTCCAACACTTGCAGCATAGGCCTTTGCCAAATCCCATTCCTTTGCAAATATTCTTCCCTCTGTAGCAAAGTCCCATTTACCTTCAGCATTCTTTTTCTTTAAAAAATTTTCCCTTCTCGTTTGTAAATCAGCATAGGTGTAATCATATATCTTAAAATCATCAAAGGTTGAACCACCAGTTTCTGCAAGTTCTGCAATTAATTCAGGCACTGTTAAATCATATAATGTTTGATTATCTTTTTTTCTACGAAATACCTTTTTTGAACCACCCACTGTAATCGCAAGATTTTTCTTTGAAATGGATAATACTCTATTTAATAAATCTTTATTTAATTCATACTTATCTAAATCAATAGGTTCAACAGGTGCTGTTTTCTTTTCTGGTGTAGGTTCTGGTGGTTTTTCTTCTGCAGGTTTTGATTCCTCTGGCTCTTCTTTTATTGTTCCATCAGGTTTTTCCTCAACATTTGGTATTTGGTCACATATATCAGATATACTAATTGATGGTGGAAAACTATCCAATCCTAAACCACTAATCAGTGCTGATAAATTTGGAACCTTTGCTCCATATTTTTCATTTAATTCTGCTATTTTTGCAGCCAAACCTTCGGGTGTTGTCAGTGCTGCAAGGCCTAATAACTCTTGTTGTAATCCACCAATATTAGGTAATTCAGGTTTAAATGATTCTAAATCAGCCTTTAATTCATTTAATTTAGAAGTCATTGAGGATAGTTGAGCCTTTCCTCCTTCCAAAAGAGAATCCAATTGTGCTTGTTTATCCTTAATTCCTTTTAATAAACTATTTTCTGAACAACTCATTTTTTATGTCCCAGTAGTAGGTGCAGATGTTTGTTGTGTTGCAGGTGTTGGAGAACTTGCACCACCAGTACCTGGTACCTCTTCATGTGTATGTTGTGTATGTGTTATATTATTAATTGTTAATTCACCAGCGTTATATGTTAATGCAGCAGTCGCACAAGTCATTGTATGTGTACCATCTACTTCTTCTGTTAAATTACCAGTGGTTCCAAATAACATATTACCACCAGAGGCAACTGCATAATCACTTACAGAACTTTGTGAATATTTACCACCAGCAAATAATGTCATGTTTTCGTATGCAGTATTCGCATAATTTTTTGCCGTATTAATTGTGTAATTATTTGATATTGTTAATAAATTATCATTTACTACATTTTGTATTAAATCATTATTCACTAATAAATTATCATTGGAACCAATATTAATGCTTCTATTTCTTGCTATTTCAGCCTCGTGATTCCCTTGAATACCTTGTTGTAATGAACCTTTAATATTCATTGTAAAATCTTTTTCTACTTCCAAGTGATAGTTACCATATACTAATTGTCGTAAATCACCATCGACAGTCATATTCATATTACCTTTAATGTGAACATTTTTATTTGCTACAATGATTTCATAATCATCACCAATAATTTTAACTTGTCTTGTTCCGTCATTATATATTTCTTCGTATGAACCAGAAGCATGTTGTTTATTTAATCTTAAATTACCTGGTGTATCATCAACCTCAAACACATGACCACTTTCAGTTTCGTTTACCTTGTTATATGGATAATCTGGTTTATGGTCATTTAATGGTTTTAATTCTGTCCATGTTTGTGCGGCATAAAAACTATCTGCCTTATCTGGAGCAACTGTTGATATTTTTGCTGGAGAAGCCGTTGTAATACTAGGATATTCCTTTTTGGTTCTCTCTACATTTGATGTTCCCTGTTCATATTTGGTTGCTCTTGCCGAAAAGTTTACATCACTTTGGCCAATATATTCTCCTTTTGGATAATTTAAACCAGTAAATCCTAAATTTTTACTTCTACTAGATGATTTGGAAGCAATTGTTCCCATTATAATTGGGTCCTGTGCAGATGGACCATCTCTAAAAAATCCTACAACCCAAGAACCTTCCATTAATCCGTGTGGTGTATCTCCAATTCCTGATGTTCCACTTGCCGTTGTTGGCATCATAACAGTAGCCCAAGGTAATTTATCAGTATCTAATTCATTTTTATCTTCGGTGTGATAACCAAAACATCTTACTTTAACACGGTTCATTTCCTCTGGGTCAAATCTATCTTCGACAACACCAGTAAACCAATTAAATCCATTATTTAAAAAATCATCTGCTCTCATTATACTTCCTTAGCCCTATCTTGTATTTTTATTATATCATCAATACTATCTTCAAATGAATCCTTTTTCAATGTTAAATTCATTTTATATCTTTCTTTAAATGAATGTTCTATGGCAGTAATAATATAATTGCCTGTAAAATATTTATCCACTGCGATTTCTTTTGCATCAGAACCAGCCCTATTGATGCTAACATGGATTTTATTACCAAGCTTTAAATCAAAATCACCATTAATAGTAACATTAATAGTTAATGTATTTAAATTTTTTAAATATGAATGTGAATCTAAATAACCAGAGGAAATCACATTGTTATAATTATTTAAATCATTGCCATAAGCTAGTGAATTTTGTGAGATAAAGAAATTTTTACCCTTTGTACATTCTTTTATTGGTGTATCTAATAATTTCATATTATCTGATAATGGGTCATTATCGTTTAATTTAACATCTCGATTATAATTATATTCAACTGTTTTATAAGATTTAGTTGCAATATCCAATGTGTGTAATGTTGAACCATAACAACCATCTGCTATAGATTCCAATTGTGATACATCTAAATCTGAGGACATTGCTGATATTCTTTTTCTTTCTAATTCATATAAATCTTTTTCAATCAGAGGTACATCAAAATATGGTTCATATGTATATTCATCATACACATTTTTGTCAATCATAGTTTTATATG